AAAGAATAAGGTTCAATTACGGAGAAGGGTTTAGCAAGGGCAGGAACGTCATTCAATCGTTTGAGTCGGTCGTGCCGCTTGACGGTAATTTTTATTTTGGGTTTAAGCCTGGAAGCAAGCCCGCTGTCGATGAAATCATGGAAAGGGTCAAAGCGAGCGGAAAGAAACTTTGCGTTGTGAGACTCCCGTCCGACCGTAAGGAATGGGCAAACACCAATCGTAACGGGAAGATGGAGTATTTCCAGTTATGTATTAATGCTCTGAAAGATCGGTATTTCTTTGTTTCCATTGGGGATATCGGCAATCAGGAGGAATTTGACGGTCCAGAGCCTCAAGGGATTGATGAGTGTCGGGATAGGCATGATGTGAATCATCTTGGGATTTGGGAAGTGATGGACTTAATCGACCGATCCGATCTTGTCCTTTCGATCCAGTGCAACACAATTCCTATTTGCCAAATTCTTAAGAAGAAGGCGTTTATCATTTACGGGGGATACGTCGGTCATTCTGTTCTAACTGATCCAAGATTATTTCAGATTGGTTATGTTGAGCCGGAGCCATTTTGCTTTTGCGTAAGTCATGAAAAAGGCGGGCATAGATGCGAGAAGGAAATTCCAGAAGAAAAGATACTGTCAAGGCTTAAAGAGTATTTGGGTGAGTCATGGAATTAAGGTGGGATGTCGATAAGGCAATCGGGTTTCTTGATATTCATCCACGGGATTATGATGCGGCATATTTCAATAAATACCAGAAATACGCTGAGACGGAGATGGGGAAGAGTCTCAACGATCACCGACTTGGTTTTGTGGCAAGGAACTATCTGGGATCTCTTCTGGATGTCGGGGTGGGCAGTCTTCAGTTCGTGCTTTCCAGAGATGATACATTCGGCTACGACGTGAACCCTGTCGCTATCCGAAAGCTGGAAGCGCTGCATCTCTACGCTGATCCGCACGAATTACATTTTCCTGCTTACTCTTTCTTTGACAGCTTCGAGCATATTAAACATCCAACGACTCTCCTGGATAACATGTTTATTGGGACGATGTTGTTTATGTCGATCCCGATCTTTAAAGACGTGAACCATATTCTTCGATCCAAGCACTTCCGGCCTGACGAACACTTCTGGTACTTCACGCCGCAAGGATTGATTCGTTACATGCTCGATCATGGTTTCTTGTGTGTAGACCTGGACAACTTTGAAATCAGAGTAGGGCGGGAAGACATTCTCTCCTTCGCCTTCAGAAAGCAACGATGAACGATCTAATCCGGAGTCAGCATTGTTTGGATATGTTGAAGAGCTGCATTCATCTCGAAGGAGACATAGCGGAGTGCGGAGTAGCGTTTGGTCAGACGGCTTTTTTCCTTGATGATTGGGTGAAAGGGGCTGGCAAGTCATTGTTTGCTTTCGATACGTTTTCTGGTCTTCCCTACGATGATTCAATCGTTTCTGAACTACAGTGCAAGCGCGGGGAAATGGACTATGGCAAACAGTTCTTCGATAAATTCAATTTGCTGAAGGAAACGTCTATTGTCCCGGTCAAAGGATTGATCGAAGAAACGCTAAAAGATCATTCGGATCATAAGTTCTGTTTTGTGTGGCTGGACATGGATCTTTATCAGCCCACTTCGTATGCTTATAAATTCTTTGAAGACAGGATGAGCGTTGGCGGGATCATCGGCTTCCATGATTACAAGTTCTGCCGCTGTCCGGGCATTGAGATCGTTGTGGGCAAAGAGGTAGACTTTTCAAAATACGAGAAAATCGCCGACGTGAACAGTTGCTTTTTTATCAGGAGAAAATGAGATGAACAATGGGTATTAAACTCGAAATAGGTTGCGGTACAAGCCCAAAAAAGGGATATGAGCATTTGGATATCCAGCCATTCCCGCATGTTGAGTATTTAGCAGACGCGCTGAAAATACCGTTAGGAAACGAAACTGTTTCGGAAATATACACAGCCAATACGATCGAGCATTTCTGGTGGTATGAGATCGAGCCGTTGCTGAAGGAGTGGTTCAGAGTAATGGCGGCTGGAGGAATTCTGATCGTTTACACGGTGGATTCAGACATCATATTTAAAAAATTCTACGATGGCAGTTGGAAAGAAGAGATCGATCAACACCCGGAAAAAGCGGGTTATAACTGGATCTTCCGGTCTGGTGAGGACAAGCATATGTGGCTCAACTTTAATCTGTACGGAACTGGTGCGCCAACAAACGCCCATAGAACGGCGTTTACGTTTGAGATGATGAAATCTTGCATGGAACGCGCAGGGTTCAAAGATATTGAGAGGATAGGTGAAGTTAATTACGTTCTTGGCGTCAAAGCAAGGAAATGACATGAATCTTGTGCTGACGATCGCCATCGGTTCTCTTTATCAAGAGATGGCTGGCATAACCCACCCATCAATCAATAGGTACGCAACAAAGATCGGGGCAGAGTTTAAGGTTATCACGGAGCAGAATCATATCTCACCCCATTGGGAGAAGTTTGAAATCTACAATCTACTTTCTACTTATGAGAGGATTCTTTACGTTGATACAGACGTTCTGATATCAGGTGATTGCCCGGACCTATTCAAGATCGTCCCAAAAAACATGATCGGGGCGTTCAATGAAGGCGCATACTTTGACAGGAAACATCCAGAGTATTTCAATGCCGGTGTCATGCTCATCCCAAGATCAAAGCGAGATGTGTTCTTGCCTCCCGAGATCGAGCAGGGTGATATCAATACGTTCTTTGAGCAGGACTTTATCAACGATCGCATTCATGCAAGTGGCTTGCCCATCTATAACCTACCCCATAAGTTCAATCGTATGGACTTTATCCAAGCGCCTGGATACATCATACACAAAGCAGGCAATCTCAACGCATTGGCAGAACTAAGGGAGTTGGCGGGTGTCTTGGCATAGGAAACAATACGAGAGTAGGAGTAACGGACAACCCAGGACCAGAGGCAGAAGGTGGGTTGATATGCGTCACGTCGTACTCGTCGAAGAGCCGGTGTGTCGCATCTGTGGACGTAAGCCATCAAGTCAGGTCGATCATATCATTCCGTTGTGCAAGGGCGGGACAGACTCAAGAGATAACCTGCAAGGGATATGCTTCGACTGCCATGAGATCAAGACGGCGAATGATTTGGGTGTGCGTCCGGCGAGGAAGATAGGCATTGACGGTTATCCTGCGCCAAAACAAACCACCCCCGCTATATAATGCTATACCATGCCGGGGGGAGTGAAAAAGTCTTTTACACCCCCTTGGAAACCGTACTCGCAGTCATTATTTTACGAAACCGGGTTTTAGGGAGACTCATTTTTAGTATGAAGAAAGGCGAATATGGGCAGGCGCGGGCCTCTTCCAAAAAATAGAGCACTGAAAGTTTTGAGCGGAAAATTACCGATCACGAAAGAGGCGATCGCTGAATTGAACGAGCCGTTTGTGCCGCCAGCGATCCCGGAGCATTTAAGCAAACGTGAACGCGCCGTGTGGAATGAAACCATAAGACTTCTCCAGCCTTTAAAGGTCCTCAAGAATATCGATGCTGCTGTGCTCGGAGCTTATTGCTCGTCTTATGTGCGCTGGCAAGATGCTGAGCAAGAGATCCAGAGTTCCGGATCCGTCCTGTCTGGGCTGTGCTTGTTTGGAAAGGATGGAAACGTACAGAGCATCAATCCCCTTGTGCTTATCAGCCGGGACGCGAAGAAGGACATGGTATTTTATGCAACCCATCTCGCCATGACGCCTTCCGCACGCTTGAAAATGGTGTCCGGCATCAGCAAAGTGGTCGAGAAGAATCCTTTCATGGCGATCAAGGCTATGAAAAAATGAAATCGTCATGGACAGACATCGCGACCGACTACGCCAAAGAAGCGCTCGACAAGAAAAACTCGAAGCGTTTCGGGAAGTGGATCAAGCTGGCGGCCACCCGGTTTCTGAAAGACCTAGAAAAAGAGAACCTTCCGAATAAACCCTTCCAGTATTCCGAGATGGAATCCGACAAGGTATGCGATTTCATCTCGAATCTTCCGCACGTCGAAGGGACTTGGAAGTCCGAGAACATCACCCTGGAGCCCTTCCAGGCGTTCTTTTTATGCAATCTGTTTGGATTCCGGAACTCAGACGGGACCCGACGCTTTACGTCCGCCCTATTCGCGGTGGCTCGCAAGAATGCAAAGTCTTCTCTGGCCGCCGGGATCGGGCTTTATTGCCTCACGATGGAGAACGAGAAGGGCCCCCAGGTCATTTCAGCTGCGACGACAGGCGATCAGGCAGCCATCATCTTCAAGATCGCCAAACGAATGGCCGACAAACGCCCCCAGTTACGCGAGGCGTTCAACATCGAGTGCTTTAATAGGGCGATAGCCTGTTACGACAATGGGGGTCTATTTAAGGCAATCAACGCTAAAGCGAGCACTCAGGACGGGCTTAACCCCTCTTGCGTCATGCTTGACGAGATCCACGCCCACAAAGCCCATGACCTTCTGAACGTCTTGCAGTCAGGCGCCGGAAGTCGAAGAAACCCCATGTTCCTTTTCACAACCACAGAAGGTTACGAAACCCCCGGGCCTTGGCCTGAGATGCGAAAGTTCGGACAGCAGGTGCTTGAAGGAGTCGTTGAAGCAAATCACTTTTTAGTGGCGATCTATGCCATCGACGATAAAGACAACGAGTTCGACGAAAGCATTTGGGAGAAATCCAACCCACTCCTGAACGTGTCCGAGCCTTTACTGAAAGCGATCCGGAAGGAAGCCACCGAAGCGAAGTCCATGCCCGGGCGACACGCTGAGTTTTTGATCAAACGTATGAATCGCCAAAGTTCCACGGCGAATGGATGGATCGATCTTCAAAAGTGGAAAAGCTGTTCCGGAGAAGTCCCGCTCGATGCTCTTAAAAACGAGCCTTGCTACGGAGCTTTGGACTTAGCAAGCACACGAGACCTTGCTTCTTTCCGGCTGGTATGGAAAAAAGACGGGATTTTATACACGCACGGCTGGCGGTGGGTGCCTCAAACCACAGTCGCTGTCCGCGTTCAGCGCAACCTTGTTCCTTACGCCGGGTGGGTCAGATCCGGATTTATGCTCGAAACGCAAGGCGAGGTGACTGATTATGGCGAGATTTTTAAAAAGGTCATGTGGGTCAAAGATAATTTCAATCTTGCGGCAGTAGCTTTCGACCAATGGAACGCCGCGCAGATCGCGTCAAAACTATCCGCCGAAGGAGTGAATATGATGCAATTCATCCAGGGCCCGAAATCCTATCATCCGGCGATGAAAAACTTCGAGGAAACCTATTACGCTGGCAAATTTAGACACGGCGGGGATCCGGTACTAACTTGGTGCGCTTCCAATATCGTTGTAAGGTCGGATGCGAATATGAACATGGCCCCGGACAAGAAGAAAAGCGCGGACAAGATTGACGATATGACAGCCCTGCTCATGGCCAACGGGATATTGGTCGGACTGAATTCCGAAGACGGTGAAGGAAGTTTTGATGATTTTCTGAATGATCCGATCACAGTAAAATAATCCCTAAAACCCGCTTTTCTTTTTCCTCCCCAAGATTTTTTCCACCAAATTTAAAATATCTTATTCAAGAAGGTTAAAAAACCAGTGTTTTAACGACAATTTACTATAGGGACACTATTAAGGAGGTCGCTTGCTAAGATCCATTTTCAGTTTTTTTACAGGAAGCGGGACTCGCCGGGATGTCGGGAGTCAGAATTTAACCCCATCCACCGGAAGAATGACCACAAAGACCGTCAATGATGACACGGCTTTGCAGATTTCTTCGGCTTTTGCTTGTATCCGCAGGACTTCCGAGACCATGGCGTCCTTGCCGATTCAATTTTTCGCGATCAAGCGTAACGCTTCGGGAAAGATCATCGATAAACAGCTTAAGACGGATCACCCATTGTACCGGTTGCTCCGCTGGAAACCGAACCGGTATCAAACCCGAAGCGAGTTCTTTGAGACTTTGTATTATCAGCTGACGTTCCGTGGGAATGCCTATTCCCTGATTGAAAGAGATTCGACCGGCGAGATCATTTCGCTCTTGCCGTTGATGACTTCTCAGGTGGAGACGGTTCTTGCAGAAGATGGGAGCGTTATTCACAAATATAACGCGAACGGACGGATCTTCGCTTACTCCTCGGATAAAATTTGGCATTTAAAACTCTTCGGCAACGGAATCATCGGACTTTCACCGCTGGACCAAGCAAGAAACAGTTTGGGGATTTCTCTTGGAGCGGAGGAAAGCGTCAATCGGATCGCGAACAGCGGATTCAAGCAGGGCGGGGTGCTCCAGATCGATAAGATCCTCACCCAGGATCAGCGCAAGAAGCTGAAAGAGAATTTCAACGACATCACCAGCGGAAAAGAAGAAGCGTTGAGAGTCCTCGAAGCCGGGATGAAATTCACACCAACATCGATGCTCCCTAAAGACGTGCAGCTTTTGGAAAGCAGGAAGTTTCAGTTGGAGGACATTTGTAGATTTTTCGACGTACCTCCGGTGTTGATTCATGACATGTCATCCTCGACCGTTTGGGGATCCGGTATCACGGAGATCGTCCGGGGTTGGTACAAGTTGGGGCTCGCGCCTTATCGCGAAAAGATCAAAGACAGCATCCAAACTCAATTGCTCAAGATCGAAGAGCGCGAAGTGATCGAGCCTGATTTTGATATTGATGAGCTCTTAAGAGGGAGCGAAAAAGAACGGTACGAAGGTTATCAGGTTGCGATCCGGAGCGGCGTGATGACTCCGAACGAATGCAGAAGTCAGGAAGGATTGCCTCCCGACAAAGCGGGAGACAAGTTATTCATCGATCAGCAATTGATCTATCTTGAGAACGGAGGGCGCCAAAATGAAGCGAAACCACTCACTGCTTAATGCGGACAAACTGAATTTTACCCGGAATAAAATCGACGACCAGATTCTCTGTCGCTGGGACAGCACGATCGTCGCTGAAAAACAAGAAAAGATCGCGTCGATCGATGTCTTTGACGTGATCGGTTCGGATTTCTTCGGGGATGGATTTACAGCGAAGCGTATGTCCGCCGCCCTTCGCTCCATCGGAGAAGACAAAGACGTGGTGGTGAATATCAATTCTCCCGGCGGAGATGTTTTTGAGGCCGCGACGATTTATAACATTTTGGCCCAGCATAAAGGGCATGTCACAGTCAATGTTTTAGGACTCGCCGCCTCCGCCGCGTCTGTAATTGCAATGGCCGGTGACACGGTAAAGATCTCCAAGATCGGTTTCCTGATGATTCACAACTCTTGGTCGATCGCGATGGGGAATAAATCCGATCTCCGAGAAGCCGCAGACATTCTTGAGCAGTTCGATAAGTCCATTCTTGCGGCCTATGCCGGGAGGGCGACCGTTGACGAAAAGAAAATTTCAAAAATGATGGACAGCGAGACTTGGATCGGCGCTGAGGATGCGATCGAATACGGCTTTGCGGACGAGATCGTG